TCGGCTGTGGCTGCAGGGAAATCCCACTTGCAGCCACTGGGCGCCGTGAGCCCCAGTGACATTTTGGGTCCCTCTCCTGGAGAGGGCCATGATCCATTTTTGGAACCGGTCGTGACTCGGCCTAAGCCCACAGCAGTGGGCCGTTCCTTGAATGGCAGCTATGACAGCTCTTTTCCCCCACTCCCTAGGGACTGGGAGGCCTCCGGCACCAGCACTGATGGCTGGAACGAGGCTAAACCCAAGACCTCCGCAGATAAGAAAATCCCGCGGGGGCGCAATGCAGCGCGAGCCCAGAAACGCGCCGCCCACATTCTCCGCAGTGCCATGGACACCGTTCTTGAGAATCGCGGCGCCGCAGACGCCAAGGTCGAAATTGCCCGTGAGGCTCGCGACCAGGTTCCCGCCCCCCTTAAGTTTGAAGACCAAATGAATCTTCTCATGGACGAAGTCCAGGGCGCCCGCGTCTCCAAGCCCTCCTTCCACTTCTATGGCAGTGACGGCCTGCCCAAAAATGCGTTCAAAATCCCTCTGCCAATTCACCGCCATGTGCGCCCTTCTATGGCTGCCAGCGTGTTCATTGGGCTCATTTTCTTCAGCCTCCTCTTCATCGTTGTTCGCGGTCAAGATTCCGGCCCCCGCAACTGTTGGATTGACTCTTATTCTGTGCAGTTCGCCGTCTTCAATGTCACCCGAAATTTTTCGCGTGCTGACGTCCGCCCAGCTTTCAAAACCCTGCTCCGGCAAGCCCACCCCGATCATTGCATCAGGCGTTTGACTTTGCTTTTCCGGACCCCGCCCGACGTGCCTCTCCAGTGCGAGCCGTTTAGGGCCGGCAATGTGGCCAACTTTACAGATTGCGTCACTGCCCAGGCCGGGCGCGTCTGCCATGAAGCTATGGCCAATCTCACCGACGCTTACGACTCGATGAATGAGTGTTTTGAAATCTACCGGCTCCGCGAATTCGACACCTTTGGATGGAGTGCGTATCGTGCGTATTTGGCTTCCTTCTGGCTTGCCTTTCGCGACAGCTTCGCCTCTTCCTACGAGCCCGGCTACGACTCGGTTCTTGTCCCAACGACCTTTTACGACTACCTTCGCTTCCTCTTGCATTACCTCGGTGCGACGGTTTTTTGGATCGTCGGACTTGCGGTTGCTTTGGTCGTTGGTGTGCTCGCTTCGCGACTTTATTGGCTGTTCGGAAGCATTTTCATCTACCTCTTGCAGGTCTATTTCCGCATCATGGTCGCCGCCTATCGGTTCCTTTTGTACCTCTCCTTTCTCCTGATGGCTCTCAGCTATGCTGCCTTTGCGGTCGGCTTCTTGCAACATGCCCACAGCAAGTACATGCACAGTGTCGTCAGTCAGAAACGGGGCAGATGGTGGCCGGTTTTCTTCTCTAGTGCCTACGTCCTCTCCCTCTTTCTTTTCCGATACGTTCGTGTCGGCTGGCTCGGGGAATTCCAGGAGACCGCTGAAGTCGCCGTTCTTATGGCAACCTTGATACTTGTTGTCCCCTCCGTTTTCCCGGAGTCAACCGAGCTTGTAGAGGAAATGGCGACGCACTTAACGCCGCACGGCAAGTACATCCGCCTGTTGATGATACTAATCGAAAGCTTGCACAAGAACGTCAATGGCGTCCGTTATGAGTACATTCTAGTTTCTGGAACCATGCATTTGATTTACCAGGTGCTCCCCTTCGGCTTTTCAGCCCTACTGCATTTCACGTGGAACTTCACGGTGAGCCGCGTTGCGGTTAGCCGCGAACATCATGACTACCAGTTGCTCAATCTGCTCCATGCCACGCCAGTGGCTGAGGAGCAGCGCACTTACGACATGGCGGTTGGTAATGCTGAATATGACAACGAAATTTTTGACGCCGAGCTCCGCACCATCAATGAATGGGAGTTCCGTCTATATTATACGCTTGACACTTACCTCACCGTGCCTGTCGGCGGCACCGTCCACACGCTGCGGCGCCCCTTTTCTCCGGAGCTTTACAATCACTGCATGTCCCTCCGGTGCGGCGTTTCGGCTCTCGACACCCCTGCTTTAATCCGCGAACGCGTCGTCGGCATCGCCAGATCCTTCACTCAGCTTTCCGTGAATAGGATGACCCTTGCATCCGGCTGGCAACATTACACGGTTGAATTCGCAATCGCAACCTTGGTCGGTCTGGCCCGTGACAGCTTGCGCGAGGCCACCAGCGCAGACGCCGGCCCAGTCCACCTCTATGGCTATACTGCGGAGTCCATCAACGTCCGCCTGGCTGCGACCAACCCGATCGACATCTTCACCAGTAAGCCTCTCAATCTCGATTCTCGACATGCCGCCATTGGAGGCTCGTGGGTCCCGCGCCCCGTTGCAGTTCAGCTCTTCGCGTCGCCCACCGCCATCCCCCCAAAGGCCGATCCGTATGATCGCTTGAACCTCTTAATGGGAGTCTCCCGCCGCGTTGCTAAAACGATGCCTGTGGCCGATCCAGCCCGCATGGAGCGTTTCGCCCATTTTTGCCAGCAGTACTTCGCCGCGACCCTGTCGCCTCTGCCAGCCGACTCTTCCATGGATGTGGAAGATTGGCTGTCTAAGACCAGTTACAGTGATGCTCGTAAGGACGAGCTTCGTCGCGTTGCACGTGAAATGGTTGCGTACAAACGTAAGCACCAGAAGGCGAAGTCCTTTGGCAAGGACGAGCATTTGGCCGACTACAAAACCATCCGCATAATTAGCTCGAGGTCTGATGCCCACAAGGTCACTGTTGGCCCAATGATCAAGGCAGTCGAAAAAGTGGTCTTCGGTGCATGGCCTGAGGTTATCAAGAAAATCCCTCTTCCTGAGCGCCCGAAGTACATAAGTGAAATCTTCTCCTCCCTCGAGGGTTTGATTTACGAGACTGATTATCGTTCCTATGAAGCCACTCATACTCCTGCCTTCGTTTTGGCCTGTTATTTCCATCTGCTGCTCCACATGCTCCAGAACCACTCTGATGGGTTGCGCCGAATGCGCATTCACTTGGCAGCTCGGTTTGGAAAGCAGATATTGAACTTCGCCGACTTCCAGGTTGTCTTGTTCTTGGCGATACTCTTGAGTGGTGAAATGGACACTTCCCTCAACAACACTGTCGCCAACAAGATGGCCTGCCTCTTTCTTTGCTCCGAGAATGCTCAACGCGCGCGAGTCCCCTTTGACGTGTACCGCACCCACGGCGTTTTCGAGGGCGACGACGGCCTGGCGAAATTGAACCCGCTCATAGCCCCGACCGCACTTGACTTTGCCAGCATAGGCGCAGACTGTGAAGTACAGATTAGGACTGACATCTCCTCCTCCACGTTCTGTGGGATCTGTTTCGACGAAGTCGATCTTGCTCCCCTCACCGACATCCGCGATGCTCTCGGCACCTTTGCCTGGTCGCACACTCCTGACTCGAATGCGGCGCTTCGCAGGCGCACGGAGCTCCTGATAGCCAAAGCTTACTCCTACGCTTACCAGTACCCCGGCTGTCCGGTCTTGTACCCGATGGCCTGCTCGATTCTCCGCCGCTTCACTCACGACCCCCTCCACATCTCCAAATTCATCCAGAACAATGGCATATACGACCAATGGACCAAAGACATGATGTTGTCCGCCGTCAAGTGGCACACGACACATCCGGAGGTTGCCGTTGGCGTCCGCAGTCGTGCTTTCGTTGAGCGAATGTTTGGCGTCACTTGCGACGAGCAAGCGCGTTTGGAACTCTTTTTGTCCACCGCAGACGCCAGTTCTTTCTATGATGTCAGCTACTCCACTCCCGCGTCTTGGAACCATTTCTTCGCGAACCACGTTCGCACACGTTCAATTGCGCTCAACAGGTCGGGCCCGTTGGCCTCACTCTTTCATGGGTTCCACAATCCGATGACCCATTCACTCCACACTTTCTTGCGGGGCTTGATCGCCCCACCAGTGTTTTGGATACTTTTCGTGTCCATTCTTCTCTCAATTTTCCTATTCTCACCGGCAGTAAGGCTGCCTCAGTTCACCCAAGTGTACCGTGAGTTAATGAATGTCAAACAGAATAAATTCAACGGCGCTACCGCGCGCCTCCAAACCCCTTCCTCCAATTCCGCAGAAAAAGCGCAAACCTCTCCCTCCGACGCCTATGCCGCGTTCCGCCAGCGTCTCGCCAGCAAAGGAACTCATGAACCTTCAGCAGGACTCAAGAGCCTTGCAGACCGAGCAGGACGAATTGCGCGAGCTCTCGAGTCTACTCAAAAAGTTGGCGACCGACATCCGTCAGGGCAAAGTCGCCCCGGAGCAGGAGAAAGAAGCGGAGAGCTGGTTCGATTGGATGGTCGCGCAGGCAAAGCAGTACGGCCCGATGCTATTAAAAGCAATCCCGGAAATCGTGGCTCTTTTGTGAGGCTTGAACCCGTCCTCCTTCGTAATTCCGAGGGCGTTCACGTTGCCCGCATCGACCGTTTCGCAGGAACGCCGCGCCCTCTTGCCGTCGCTCCTCTCAACACCTCTGAGTCGCGTTACACTTCCAGTCACAGCGAGTATGAGACAGTTGACAAACGCGGGCGCGTGGTTCGTGCTCAAGGTCACATGATGCTTGATGACATTTCCACCGGCATTTCTGCCCTGATTCCTGGTCAGCGACTATCGGCCTGCCTCCTCCACCCCGCCGCCATTGGCGGCCCGCTTGCGCTTTTGGCGCGCACCTTCACCCAGCACAAGGCGCACAAGTGCGTTATCGACTTCTGCTCCTCCGTGCCTGCCACCCAGGCTGGCGCCATTGCGTTGAGTTACACCGACGATCTCGTTTCTCCTCAAGTCAACATTGGCGCTGATGAGCTCCGCCACGCTTCGACCCGCTCGGCCTTTGTTCAATCCAATGTTTGGACAAGCAGCCGGTTGGAAATCAACCCCACGAATCTTACTTCCAAGTACACCACGGGGCTAGGCGGCCCGCCAACCTCCTCAATCCAGGGCCTTCTCCTTGTTGAGAGCGCCTCGGTCTTGCCCGCCTCCACCACGTTCGGCAACCTCTACATTCACTACGACTTTGAATTCTTCTCGCCGCAGCTGGAGGACGACGAGGCGTTGGTTGGCACTCCCAACATGATCCTGAATTGGAACAATGCTACTCCCGCCTCCCTCGCTGGGTCGCAGTACTTCTTCCCCTGTGCGACCACTGCTGCGTCTGGCACCCCCTTTTGGCAGGTCAACAATGTGCCCTCTGGGTTCACAGCCCGGAATTTTCTCTATGGCATCGTGACCACCATCGCCGGCACCGGCTCTTCTCCCACCTTCACCACCCCCCTAGACGGCTCTGTCAATGACTTTAGGCCTGGTCAGCTATTTTTCTTCGCGTTCGATGTTCTCGAGACGGGATCCAACAACTTTACGAATGGGTCAATCTTTGCAGGAATGTTCACGACGATGCCCTCCGGCACTGAAAACGGCGCCACCATTGTCACCGGGTCGTCTTCCACCGACACCACTCTTAGCGCTCGAAATCTTCCGATTTCCACGCGTGCCATTCCATATGACATCTAAGCGTGAGGCCTTGCGGCTGTCCTGGGCGTGACTTTAAAAAGCCCTCCACCTCCCCCCCCTCCCCTCTTTCTCTCCCCCCCCCCCTCGTGCTGAGCTGCCTGTTCTTTGAGAACAGTGCTGCCCGCACTGTCTGGAAT